GATATCGGCAATATGCAAGAAATTTTGGATCTTGTGGTAAATGTTTCTGGTCTTGACCATAAAGGCGACAAAGAGGCAACCGATTCGGGGGAATAGACTGGGAGGAGCTTTACACTCATTTAGTGCTTAAAACTGGTAAGGACTATGATTACGTACGTAATGAAATGGACTTACCACGTTTAAGAGCAATGAATGCTTATAACAAAAAGTTTCCTCCCGAAGAGGTTAATCTTCATCGAATTTACTTGATGCTGGCTTGTTTCTTTGGTGTAGATAAAGATGAGCCAGAGGATGATACGCCAGAGGAAGATTTGCCAGATATTTTAGAAACATTAAAAGCTTTCCCACAGGGGTGACTTAGGTCGCCCTTGTATTTTTTCAATGTGACAAAAAGTAATCGGTTTGTTAAATTAAAGCTACTTAATAATAATTGGTGTTTTCATGAAAAATTTAGTAATTGCTGCTTTGTTAGGAATTAGCCTCGTAGGGTGTGCTACTTTGGAGGCACTTAAAGAACCGGTAGATTACGACTCAACATATAAGCGTGTTACTTTTACAACTGATAATTACAAAGGCACTAGAACTTATAAATCCCCAATATTAACTATAAATGAAGGTAAAAATATTGATAATGAGTTAATGATGGGTTATCTAACTTTCACAAAAGCTAATGATGGTAGTGAGCTATATTGTTTAATGACTACCTATGATAGTAAGAATTGGGCTTTCTTTAAAACAGCATATGATATTAACCAAAAAGAATTACCAGTTATCAATGGAAGTCGGAATGTTGGTTCAATGTTTAATGATGTATTAGTTACTGAAAATAATTGCATTCAACTTTCAAAGAAATATTTAGAGGATGCATCAATGGGGAATGGCCTAAATATCAAACTTATAGGTGAAAAAAAGCAAAAGGTTATTAAAATTGGAGCCTATTACGTTAAAGCATTTCTTGATGCAGTGAGTTATTCAGAAACCACAAGGTTTAGTAAAAATCCGTAATTTTAAGTTTATTAAAGACCGCCGAAAGGCGGTTTTTTTATGCCCGCGAGGTCAATATGGCAAGTAATGAAAATCGTGTTGAAGTACAGGTAGGCGCAAACACTGCTGAGCTTCAGCGTGGAATGCATGAAGGTGAAGCAATTGTAGAGCGTTCAGCTAATAATATTGAAAATATTGGTCGCAATATTGATTTTAGTGTTGATTTATCCAGCATGGAAGAAAGCTTTGATCGAGTTTCAACTTCTATCAACAGTAGAATCAAAACTTTAGGTATGAACATTGCCTCAACACTTGCTCAAAGTTTAGCAATCGGTGGCCTCGTAGCTTTTGCTAAACAAACTATTGATACTGGCAATGAAGTAGATAAATTAGCAAAATTGGTCGGCACTTCAGCTGAAAAGTTTCAGTACTATTCTAAAGGCGCTGAAATGGCCGGCCTATCTATGGACCAGTTTGGCTCTATGGGCAAAGATGCTTTAGATAAACTTGGTGAAGCTCGCCGTGGTGAAGGCGAGATGATGGATTTTTTTGAAAAGATTGGTCCAAAAGTTGGCGTCACCATTGATCAATTTAAGGATCTTAGTGGGCCAGATGTTTTACAGGCATATTATAACGGCTTAGAAAAAGCAAACTTATCTCATGCTGAAATTGTCACCTATATGGAGCAGCTTGTAGATGACGGAAGCGCATTAATTCCAATGCTACAAAATGGTGGTGCTGGGTTTAAAAAATGGGGGGATGAAGCTAAGGCAGCTGGTGCAATTATGTCTACAGAGATGATTGCCAACTTAAAAACCGCAAAAGAAAATGTATTTAAGTTGCAATTACAGTTTCAAGGCCTACAGGCAATTTTGGTTAATAATATTACCCCTGTAATCACTTCCATTTCTAAAAATTTCGACACTATTAAAACTGTTTTAGTTGTCTTGGCCGCAGTTATTGCAACACGTTTAGCAGTTCAATTAGCAATTTTAACAAAGGAGTTTTTAATTGGTGTTGCTCAGGGTGTGGCCTATCAGGTACAGCTATCTGCGTTGCAAGGTCAAGCAATACGCACAGCTACTGCAATGGGGGTTTTGCGTAGTGCATCAGCGTTATTAGGTGGTCCAGCTGGTTTAGCTATGCTGGCCGTTCAAGGCGTTGCTGCTGGTGCAGCATTTCTCTATATGAAAAATAGTAGTGATGATTTAGCGCCGTCTTTGGATACTCAGAAAAAGTCTGTAACTGAACTTCGAGACGAATATGAAAAACTTGAAGCTTCACAACAGCGCGTTTTGACACGTAAAGCTACAGATGAGTTGCAAAAAACGAGTATAGCCTATCGTAACCAGCGAAATGAATTGCTTGGCTTAGTTGATGCTATTACTCGAAATTCTGACGTATCTGATGAGGATCGAGCAGCAGCTAGTTATCTTTTTGAGGAATACCGAAAAGGTAGAATTGTTGCTGAGCAATTAGCTGGAGGTATCAATCAGTTAAAAACAGTCAATGCTAATGCTAAGGCAAGTATTGATGATAAGGTCTTTTCGCTTAAGGAAGAAGCAAAGAAAGTTGTTGAGGCTGATCGAGTACTAAAAGTCTATAGCAATACTATTAAACAAGGCTCAACGGATAATAAAGATCATGCGAAATCAGTTGATAAAGTAACCGAAGCGTACGCCAATCTATCTGCTAAGCAAGTGGAATATGTTAAAGGCGTTGAGTTAGCTAAAGAGAAAGAAAAGTATATTCAAGATTTAATGAAACAAGGATATACGCGTGAGAAAGCCGAGTTTTATGCGGATGCAAAGGAGAAATCTGGAACGGCATTTAATGCACAAACTCCGCAGGGATTGGGCGATTCAATAAATCAAGCCTACAAACTCAAACAGCAGGAAGACGCCAGAACTGAAACTGAAAAGAAGGCAGCAGAGGCTCTTAAAGAGCAAACCAAGGAGTTAGAAAAGCAGTCTGCCATAACTGCGAATACAGATCAGACTACCCGAAATATGCTTAAGGTCTATCAAGCATTTATGAATACAGGGGTTTTAACTGATAAACAAGCCAGATATTTAACTGCAGAAGTAGGTCGTGAGAATGATTTCAAAAACAGTGGTTTGTATGGTTCTCACACCGATAAGAATAATGGTCAAAAAAATACGGGTATGATTTCTTGGCAAAAAAGTCGTGCTGTAAATCTAGAGAAGTATTTGAGCTCTCAAGGCTTGATGGATTCCAGTGGGAATATTAAGCAAACACAGGACGCTTTAGATGCTCAGGCAAGATTTCTAGTTAACGAAATATTTAACGATAAGTCTTATACAAAGTCTAAAAATGCCCTTTCTAAGAATGTTGGTTACAGTGAACTTAGTAAGATTGTTGGAAAAAATACGATTGGTTGGGATTATGATGGTAATAAAATCAATGCTCAACCACATCACCAAAAGAGAGATAGTTATTATAATAAGCTTAACTCTGTTTTGGGCGATGATCCAAGTAAAGTCATTTCTGTAACATCCTCCTTTACCAAACTTGAGTCGATTCAAACTCAAAAAGTTGAGGAAGCTGAAAAACAAAGGCTAGCACTGAAATATAAGTATGCCAGTGAGCAAGAGAAAGTTGCAATTGATCTGAAAAATGCAATTGCTGAGATTGAAAAATCAACACTTACAGGTGATGAACAAATCAATGCAATTGTTCAAGCTGAGAAAGAAGCCAGCGATAAAATACTTGCTCTTAAAATGGAATTATTTGAAAAAACCAAAGCAATTAGAGAAGCTGAAATTGATCATTTTCAGCGTGTTGCTGAGCGTACATATCAAATTGAAATGGCACAAGTTCAAGCAGATTTTGATGCAAATAAGATTTCCCATGTTCAAAAAGTTCAGAGAGAAAAGTTTTTAGAAGACACTCTTACGGCGATAAAACGCCAAGGTCTTTTAGACCGTCTGGATCTTGAAAATGAACTTTCAGGGATTTCTGGTAAGCAGGGGAGTCAAGGGCAAATACTTGAGAATATTTCAGGTCTAGATACCGGCAAACAAGTATCTGATACAAAGCTAAACGGGATGATTAGCGAAGCTGAAATGGCTGATTATGAAGCCAAGTTCGGCGGGTTTACTTCTCGTTTAGCCAGCCTATGGGATCAGGGTATTCAATCCCTAATGAATGGTACTTTGACTTGGAATAATGCGACTAGGGCGGTTTTAACTGACTTGGGTGCATTTGTTCTGCAATCTGCTACCAAAGAGCTACAAGGCTGGTTGCGTATTCAGACTATGAAGCTTGCAAAAAAATACGGGTTCATCACTGCTGAAACGGCTGCGGAAGCTTCTGGCCAAGCGGCACAAACCGGAGCAACTATTGCAGGTGAAGCGACTCGTACCGGTGTAACTGCTTCTGGAGGTTTGGCTCGTCTAGGTCTAAAAGCAACCGAGGCGATTAAGGGCATCATGATGAGCGCTTGGGAGGCAATGGCCGGAGCATTTAAGGCAATGGTTTCCATTCCCTATATTGGTCCAGTTCTCGCCGTAGGTGCCGGTGCTGCTGCGTTCGGTTTAGTTGCTGGTCTAGCCGGCAAGATTAAATCTGCTCGGGGCGGTTACGATATTCCATCCGGTGTTAATCCTATAACCCAACTTCATGAAGATGAAATGGTATTACCCGCACAACATGCGAACACTATCCGTGAGCTAGGGAAATCTACATTCAACTCAGGTATGTCAGATAATTCTGATCTTACTGGCCAAGGTGGTGAAAATGCTGTGTTTAATATTCAGGCTTGGGATTCAAGAGATATTAAACGCTTCATGAAAAAGCACGGACGTGAAGTAGCAGGTGGTTTAAAGGGTTATCGCCGTGGCTTTGGTAAATAAGGAGGATTCATGTCAGACGTATTGTTTCCTGAACTGCCGGGTTTAGAGTGGGATCTCACCAAAACCCCGATGTTTAATACCAAGATCATGCAATCAGTAAATGGTCGAGAACTAAGGGCTAGTTATCAGGCAGTACCTAAATATCAGATCAGCATGTCCTTTGCATTCCTTCGGGAGAGCAAGGGGCGTAATGAATTACAGCAACTTGAAGGTTTCTTTCTAGAGCGCCGTGGCTCATTTGATTCATTTCTTTTCAAGATGCCTGAGGACAATGAATTTCAGTGCACGTTTGTAGGCGATGGGGTTCAAACGTCATTCCAGCTTTATAAGCAGATCAATACCACTCAGATCCCTTTACAACATACCCAAGCGGAACAGAGTGAAGATCCGTTGATGTGGAGTGAGAATGCATCAAAACCGATGTGGTCAGATCCTGAAAGTCAAATGTGGTTACTTCAATTCGGTATTACTACAAATGGTTTGCTGCAGATGCCTATTCCATTGGCCGCGGGTGAATCCATTACGATCAGTGGCACCTATTATTATCGCTGCCGCTTTGCAGATGATGAACAGCAGTACACCAATTTTATGAGCAAACTCTGGAAAGCTGGAAAAGTTGAAATGGTAGGCTCACTGGGGAATAAAGTATGAGAGCAGCTTCGGAAAAACTTATTGCATTGTTAGATGCCAATCAGTTCGTGATGGCCGATCTATATACGATCACTACCGTTCAAAACGACGTATATCGATACACCAATTATGATTTTGATCTCATTGTTGGGGGTGAACTTTATCGCTCAGATGGCCCTATCATTAGCCGGGATGGCATCACATTATCGTTGGGTGTAGAAGTGGATAACTTATCCATAACAATTGATGTTACGGATGAAGAAACTTTTGAAAGTTTGCGTATTGTTCAGGCTTTTCATAATGGACAAATGGATGGTGCACGTTTCAAGCTTGAACGTATTTTTATGGATGCATCTACACCAACGGATACCAGTGCGGGAAAAATCAAGTTGTTTGAAGGCCGAATTATTGAACCTGAGTTTGATCGCAATACGATACAGGCCAGTGTTGCATCAGATCTGGATGAATTGAATGTGCAAATGCCACGAAATCTGTATCAGCCAAGTTGTACCAACACGCTATTTGACACGGCATGCGGTCTATTACGTCAAAATTTCATGGTGCAAACGACGATTGAAGCAGGCAGTACTACGGCGCGAATCCTTTGCAGTTTAAGTCAGCCTCAGGGCTGGTTTACACAAGGCGTAATTGAGTTCTTGGACGGTGGCAATGCTGGTCTGAAACGGACAATTCGTCTGCATGAATCGGGTGCTTTGTTATTGACTTTGCCATTATTGGAAGCACCACAGGCAGGTCAACGAATTAAAGTTTATCCAGGATGTGATAAGTGTTTAGAGACCTGTCAAAACCGTTTTGATAATTTCGCTCGTTTCCGTGGTGCGCCATTTATACCAGTGCCTGAAACCGCAGTTTAATCAAATTTGTATTAATCCATACCCAGCCTTTGCGCTGGTTTTTTTTATGGGGTAGGAAAATGCCTTTGCCAAATATTCAAAAATTTATTGGGACTGATGTAACGCAACAGGGTTTTAAAAACGCTCAAGCAGATTTATTAGTCTATATCAATGAAATGGATGCGCGTATTGGTTCAACAGCGGCTGGATATTTTAAATCTTATCAGAGCTTGTCTGACGCTAACGCAGATATAGTCAATATTCCATTTGGTGTATCAGTAAGAGTTCTAAGCTCAATAGATGGCGGAGATTATTATAAAGCTTCTGCTAGCGCGACAAATCTAACTAAAAGTGCTTATGACCCAGTTGAGCAAGCAAAACAAGTCTTTTTGCAAAATTTAAAAATATCTAATATTACAAATACAGCGGAAAAGATTCGGGGTTATGCTGTATCGAGTGATCTTAAGCTTGTTCAGTCACCGAATGTACTCACGATGTTTATACCTGTTGAGTCTGGTGATGTAATAGAGTTTAAAGGAGCTTTGGGGTCAGGTATTGTAGGTGAGTTGATTCATTACGCACTGCTTTTTGATGAGCAGTTTAATCTAGTTGGTCCGATATATAGCTATACATCAACAGGAGTAATTATTGAAACAAATTATTCTTCTGTAGCGAGTCAACG